GCAACCAGTTTAATAGGAGTTTCCACCCTAACGATTGTGTAAGGTACTCCGTTAGCAAATTCTCCTGCTGCTTGTGCTTTCTTCTTTTCCTCGTCAGCTTTATACGTTCCATCACCTCTCTTTTTTGCTGTCTCAAGTCCAAAACTCGCCAGCGCACCAGTGAAAACACTCGCAATAAAAGTCGGATCTATGCGTTCTTGTTGTCCTAATCCTGGGATAGTCACGTAATTCAAAGTCAGAATAAATCCACTCCAAACAACAACTCCCAGTCTTACGAATGTAGATAAGACCTGAAGCTGTTCTTCTTTATCCTCTAAGCCTTCTTTTAATTTCTGTAAAGGATTCTTGTTGGCAGGCTTAGATTCAGGGGTTTGCTTCTCAGGCATGAAAAAATAACAACAATATTCTAAGATTACTCCAAAAGGATAAAAATGCCTCAAGAACTACTCGCAGCCTTGATTGGGGCAGCTATCTCTGGAGCGTTAATGGTTTTAGCGAACCAAACAAATAAGAGGCAGCGTGATATACGTGAAATTTTCCATCGTTTAAATGCTGTCGACAAAGATATAGCTACACTGATGGCTAAACGGGATCCAGACGCATGGAGGAACAGATAGCTAGGGCTAAAGCCAGGATTAAAGAACTAGAGGCTTTAGTAAAGCACTGGGAGAAAAAGAAGTGAAATGTATGAAAACAGGTCTTAGAATAAGTGGGCCGTGTAACGTAGTAATCAAAAGGAGTTAAACCAATGGCAATTTCTGGTTTTAAAGGTGGAATTATCATCACCGACACAAATGCCCATACGGGTAGATTTGCTAAGATCACTTGCTTAACAGATTCAACAGTTACTTTAGTTTCTACAAACGTCACTAAAAATGGATCTTCAACTGTTTCTGGAATTGCTTTAAAAGCAGGAACAGAAATAGAAGGAATTTTCACTAGTATCACTCAGACAAGTGCTGGATCAGTTATTGCTTATAGTGTCTAATAGCCTTTGAGACAAAATGAACTGTTGGCACTGTGAAACTGAATTAATTTGGGGCAGTGATTCCAATTGTGAACACTTAGAGGATTTTGATTACATCGCTTTTCTAAGTTGCCCACAATGCAAGTCAGAAGTTGAGGTTTATCATCATAAATCCAATAGCAAAACCCCCTAGCGTCCTCTAAGAGCTAAGGGGTTCTGACTAACATCGCATCCCACTGCGTGTTTAATAATTTACTTGCATGATTAGTAAATTACTTAGATAACTTAACGGCTTTTCTGCTCTTATTCAACTCTTGTAATCTTGTTTGTTGCCGTCTTATTTCAAGGCAGTGTGAACAAAAACATACAAACGTTTTTCGCTCCATAATCCTGTTAGGTTGAGTATCGGCTTAAACGACAAAACCTCCCCTTCTGTGCAAATCTAGGGAGGTTCTGAAGTTGTGATGGGGATCACCAAGCCAAATGTAGCGGTTTTATATAAGCTTGTGAAGAGTGAGTCTATTTATGAGAAAACTAGCTAAACCTTTTCTACCTCTTCTTTATGCTTTTTTGCGTAGCGAAACAGGTAAAAAATTGTTACTGGATCTATTGAGATCAGCAGCAAAACAGACTACAAATACACTTGATAACGAGGCTGTGAATTTCCTTCAGTCAAGGTTATATCCTAATTCAACTACTACATTGCAATGAGTTTCTACAAACCAGAATGGCTAGAAGAAGACCGTCAAAGGATGCTATCTATGGAGCGTTGGTACGTTCTTGATGGTCGTCACCTACCTGACAATCCTATGCATGGTTTATACACTGGGTTAGCTGCTAAAAGTAAAGAACTAGATGGAGAACTTAGATGAACAATTTGTTCTGTTAGATCAACTAATGGAACCTCCTACAGTTGAACAAGAATTAGAATTAGAAAAGAAGATTTTATGGCTTAACGAAGGAGCAACAAAAGACCAACTAACAAAACACTGCGAAGCAGTAGAAAGAAGTTTCTTTCATCAGTCACAATTTATTGCTAATTGTCTAACAGAAATAGCAAGATGCAAAGCTAAAATTGCTTGTTTAGAAAACCCTGTTAGACAACCTACTTTTAAAAATTGGCTAAGAAAGGTACTTGATTTATAAAGGCTAAGGAGCTGGTACGAGTATATGTTGAGCGTGTTCTGACCTTCTTCCATCAGGCCACTTAACACCGTAGTAATAACAGATACGACCTCTAACATTATGCTTTTCTATGACTTTTATAATTTTTCCTACACTTGGTTCGATTTTTAATAAAACTCCTGTGTTTCGTTTTTTATTAACTTGATCATTAATCTTGTATTTCGGTGTAGACATTGTTGCGTTCCAAATAAAGTTTTACTAATTTTTTTTTGCTGCAATGAGCATTTGTTTCAGCCAATGATCTTAATTGTCTGCTTGGGAGATCAACTAGAAATCTTGCAAATCCTTCATAAGGCTTAGGACTTTTGTAAACAAAAAACGATCCAACTGCATCAAGGAGCTTTTTCATTGTGTTCACGTTTAATTTTTCGTATGGTATCTACGTGAACGCCTAAAAGCTCTGCGAGTTCGTCAGAAAATAAAGCATCTTGGTATTTTAAGACGGCTTCGATTTGAGAATCTGAAAGCTTTCTGGCACGTTTAATAACTTTTTCTATGGTCACAAAGCGATGACCACACTGACAGATTCTTCTTCTTTTAGTAGCTGTTTTTTCATAAGTTTTCCTTGTTTCTAAGACTTTGCATGTTGGAGAAGTTTGAAGTAAATCACATTTAGGGCAACGCATCTTTTTTTCTAATTGATTTGAGAATTTTGGATAAAGCTCTACCTTCTAATCGATTTTGGACTACTTGCTGCCATTCGATTTCATCTTTTTGTTTAGCTTCCAGGTAGAGATCTTGAGGTGCTTCTTTCTCAAGGAAAGCATAAACTTTTTCTCTTAACCAGTTAGTAGGCTTAACTCCTTTTTCTTTCATTAGTTGAATAAAAAGATTACCTCTGTTCTCAGAAAGAAGTATTTGAAAGTGTTTACGAGTTCCGTGTCCTTTCTTCTTTTCGCTCATTAGTATTCTAGTTTTTACAATAATAGTATATTACTTAACAATCGTCAGGGATTATGAGTTCCCATTCGATAGCAGGGTTGTTGTTGATGTGACTGAAGATATTTTCCTTAGTTGGTACGTCAAGAGGATCATCGTTCCAGACGAAAGTAGTCATACATCTGCCATGAGTCCATTGCTCTGGTTCGTATAAGGTTGCATGACTGACCATAATTGAATCTGCCACTTCTGCTTCAACGTAGATCATCTCATCTTCAGAGTTCCAACTATATTCGTAGACCTCGTAAACTTCAGACATTTGGATTTGTGTAACTAATAGGATAATACTTGATCAGATACAAATAGTCAACTCACGCACGGGGGGATATATCCAAATGTGTCCCAATCAAGCAGATCCCGTTCCAGTACTAGCTTTAGAGGTGGGACAGTGCTATGGGACATTTATAATGTGTCCCATTCATTACTTCGATGGGACACTTTTGCTATGTCCCATGCTTGTGTCCCATGCCTAATCCCGTTCCAACACTGGAGTTTGCTTGTTTGGGACACTTTCTTGAACCTCTCCCCGTGCGAGGACAGCTTTATAAGCCACTGGATCGTTAGAAACTACTTCGATCAAACCTCTCTTAGCTAAACGCTGAACAGATTTTCTTATTGCAGGTGGTTTTCCTTCTAGCACTGGATCGTCAACTAGATCATTAGTAGTTCTTGTCTGTGGATATATAACTCTCATTCTTTGAAGAACCCTTCCAGTAACGGAAGTTGGTGTTGGTTCGGATTCAACTTCAGGCGTGTGATCAGCAATTGTAAAGCTCAAATCATCCTGCATTTGCATGAGGAGTTGAGTTCCCATTCTTCCCTGACGGGATTTTTCAATTGTGATCAACCTACTAAACTTGCCGATTCTGGAAGCTTCTTCTTCTGAAGGCTTAGATAACGCCCATGTTTCATCAACTGCATCTCTAATAGCAGAAGTTCCTCTAAAACCACCGTTCTTATTAGCGTGATGAATAATCAGGATTGTTGTTTTAGGGAAGAGGTTTCCATTGTTTCTGGTTAACCAATACAAAGGCGTGGCAAAGTCAGATTTGTTTTCATCAAAAGCTTTACCACCGCTACAACCAATCAAGGAATCAATAATGACTAGCTTTGGCTGATAATCTCTCATCAACTGAACGAACTGTGCATATCTTTGTAGCTGCCAGTCAGTCAGGATCTTTGTATTTGTATTAATTGGATAATCAACTTCTTCAAGCTGTTCCCGTAACTGTGTTAATGGCTGATCTCCATTCAAGATAAGAACTGGCCCTTTCTTGATTGGAACGAGACTCCCTCTAACTACAAAAGGAGTTCCACTAGAAACATGTTTTGCAAGAGTCCAAGCACTCATAGATTTACCGTCACCACCTGCTCCATATATCAAGACAACAGATGGACTAGGAAGAAGATCAGGAATCAAGTATTCACGTTTGATGTCCATCTTCATTAGCTGTTCTGCATCGAAGATTCCTTTTTGGTTTTCATAAGCGAGTTGGTCAACAATAATTTTTTCTATTGCTGATTGATCTCTGTAACCAGATTGAAGAGCTAAGGCATTGAGTTTGTAATTAACTTCTGCTGGATTATCTAAGTCAAGAATATTTTTGGCACGTTTTACAACTTCATCAAAGTCAAGCACCGTTGCCCTGATCTCCTGTACCTGTTTCTCTTCTGCTGCCTTAACGATTTTGGCGATGTCTTCAGGAAATCGTGTCCTCTTTGGGTCTTCCCTATCTGCTAACCAAATCAAAGTTCCTAGACCAACTCCAGAACCTTTGAAGGAGTACCAAGGTTCAGTACAGGGATTGTGGTGATCGTCAGCTTCGTTCCATTCATTAGAGTAATCAGGATCTTGAGCAGACCAACTAGACCACAGAGCTAAACCCATATCGTTAGGTAAAGCAGAGTTGATAGCCATTCCTACTTGAACCCATTGCTCCCTACTACCAGCACCCCTATGAGGAATAACGCTTAAGCAGTCACCAATGATTTGAATAATTTCATCATCAGTTCTATCTGAGAAATCAAGATCTTTCCTATTCTGGTTCGTTCTAGGAGGAGCCTTCATCTCTGCTATAAGCCACGCAGGAGCCTCTGGAATAATTCTTAAGTCTCCTTCAAGCAGATAATGTCCTTCTGGTGTATTAGTCCTCTTATGCCCTGGATAAGCACCCATTAACAGCCCTTGTCTGTTTGGCCCCCAAAGAATCTCGTAATCTCCACCGTCTTCTTGTCTTAATCCATGACCTTTAACTACTCCCCATAGTTCTTCAGGAACCCTGAATATATATTTAGCTGCGTTTTTCTTTGGACTTACTATCTTTGGAGCTTTTTCAAGAGTAGAACCCCACTGCTTTGAAAGGTTTTCATGGTTCTTGTCAACATCAAGGATGACAATGCCTTTACCTCTGATACCAGTAAAAAGTCCAACTGCTTGAAGGTCAGGATTCTTTTTAAAAGCAAGAACTACATCAGCAGGACCAAATTCTCTATCGTAACTTTCTTCAAGAGGATTTTTTCCTGTTGCTGGTCTTCCTGAGTTCATCAGGGAGCTTTTTTTATATATTGGAGCGTAAACCAGACCCTCTACGAGAGAGTTTGCAAAGTCTTCAGTGTTCATGTACTATCCTATTAGAGTAGATTTTTCTAATGCTCTTGATCTTAGAGGAGATCAAGGGCGTTTTTTTATTTTAAGCATAGTTGCAATATTGTCGTCAAGGGGTTAGGATAATATTATGCAAGATTCACTTTTGCATTAACTTTCAAATTAACTTTTAATTTTTAACAGCAAATTCAACTATGAAATTTTCAGCAGTAGCAGACAAAGAGTATCAAAAAACTCTTGACGAACCAGATAAGAGTTCTTCTGGTGACAGGTATTTCAGACCTAATCAAATTGAAAATAACCAAGAGGTTGAGTTTATTGTCCTAGACGAAGATCCACTAGAATACTGGCAGGTTTTCGGTGAGCATATTAGTGACGGCACTAAAAAGCCATTCAGATTTCCACTTGTAGGAGAGTCACCTTCTGATGAGGATATTCTTAAGGAACTAGGTGGCGAATATCGTAGAACAAAAGTTCAATACGATAATGACAAGCTTGGACTAAAAGCAAATATATCTGATAGTCCAGCTACTCATTGCTACGTTTGGCCTATCTGGAATCTTGACGCTAAATGCGTTCAGATTTTTGAAGTAAGTCAGCCTAGTATCTTCAAGCAGATCAAGAAAGAAACTGGATTAAAGAAGTACCGTAAAGGTATTGGATTAGATTCAGACTTTAGCTGCACTTTACATAAAGTAAAAGAAGGCTTTACTAAATATACATTTAATATCATAGATAGAGATGATGACTTAGACGCAGATACTATAGAAAAGGAGTGGGAGACTGTAGTTGACAATGGATTTGATATTACTTTACTTGTAGTAGGAGGAGATCCATTCAATCCTGAATAGATCTCTTATATATAATATATGTGGGTCTATTGCATAGGTTCTTAAAACGGTCTTCCTATGAGTAATCAACTGCCCGTTTTCCTTGAAGTCACCTGATGAGATTGAGGGTGATCAAAGCTAAATGCCTTTAAGGGGAACAGAAATTGGGTTGTGATAGTGCAGTAGAGCAATCTTTTTTCATTTGGTAATGCTCTATGAAGTTGATTCCAATAGACCCATATATATTTTTCATTCATAAATTATGGAATTTACAGGAAACGTAACAGCAGCAAATCCTCCACCAATAAAAAAACTCCATTCATTTTTATTATCTGAATCTGGAACGCAAAGCAGGAAGGTTAAGTACTGGGGTTTAACCAAAGAGGATGCTTATGCAACTGCTAAAAGATCACACCCAGAAAAAAACATTCTTTGGTTAAAGGAGTTGATTTAAAGGCACGTCAGAAGGTTAAAACAGCTATTTGAATTGCGAAAAAGCTTCAAAACGCATTTTTGTGTTTATAATAAAAAGAAGTAATAAAAAATCTCCTTTGATTTAGCGATCAAAGGAGATAAGTTTTTTGCTTAGAGCTATCTAAGTGTTGCAACTTCATGGTAGCTCCTAAATCACATTTATGGAGTATTTCCAATGGCCTATTCGGCAAATTTCAACACCTCTTATGAGGTGAAAAATTATCCAGAGCTACAATCTCTGATTGAAAAAGCAAAAAAACATTTAGAGTCTGACAAGAAATTTGTAGAGGAGTTGGGGCAAAGCGTTTTTCAAAATACTTTTGATATAAATCATCAGATAAAAAAAGATGTTCAGGCTAAAAAAATAAAGATAGGAGATCTATGCCAAAGCTATAAGTATGAGACAACTACACAGCAAATAGACCCTAAGTCTGTAAACGATATTTTATTTGGATCGGATGGCTTAATCAGGAAAAAAGGAGGAGGTAGATTTCCTTATCTTATGGAAGATATTGAAGTTGCGGAAGTGAGAACAGGATCATTTGATTTCGATGGGCCTATTATCTCTTCTGGAAGAAATAGAGTTCTTGCATTACAAATTCTTTTACTGGCTGCTGGAGCTAGTGAAGAGCAGGTGAAGGATTGTGAGTTAAGAGTTAACTCGGTAAAAATGAGCAGTCACGAAGAGTTGCAACGCAGAATCATTTCAGC